TTCCGCGGGACATAGAGCGGGTGGACGATATACATCGTGTCCGCGTCCTGGGCGAATTTAAGGCCCTCAAGATCCGCCTCGAGGTACGGGCTCGCGATCTCGTATGGCGATCCTCCGGATTCGATCTGGCCCTGGTCCTTGTAAAAGCGGATATACTGTTCGCCAAACTCGAGAATGTAGGCCTGGGTAATCGAAAACTCGAAGGGAATCAGCCGGACGACCTTCGAGGAGTCCTTGACCTCGGCGACGAAGTAGGATCCGGGGCGGCGCCGGGCCGGCCCGTGGACCAGGGGGATGAAGTTCTCCATCTTCCGGCAGCCGGCGACGTACTTCTCGACGTCGACGCGGCCGTAGAGTTGCGGAGAGAGCTCGCCGGCGTTGAAACTCGTGATGATCGGAGAAACCCGCGCCATGCCTACAACCTCGCGTTAAGCCAGGAATCGACCTCGATCTCGTCCGGGGTCCCTTCCTGGGCGTCGATGCAGCCGGCCTCGAGCTTCTTTTGCTCGTAGACCTTGAGCATGAGCTCGGCCAGGCTCCGGTTATTCGAGAGGGCGTAGGCGAGCTCGGCCGCCAGGCGCGCCGCGACGGCGCCGACCAGGAGCGGGTCCATCTCGCCGGCGCCGATCCGCTTGATGTAGAGGATCTTCGCCGTGCTCTCGTTGGTCAGGAGCTTGCGGCCCTCGACCTTGAATTTCAGATCTAGCCGCTCGAGTTGAAGGACCCGGAGGCAATCGGCCGGAAGGGCATACTGGAAGGCGAAGCCAAAGACCGGCGTATCGGTTTCCTGGGCAAGCGAGGCCCTGGCGGTCGCGCAATTCCAATTGTAGGCCCGGAGCGTTGCGTCCACGGCCTGTTGATAGTAGACCTTGCACTTCCGGGCGGCCTCGTTCGCTTCGTCGATGTTGACAATCGTCTTGTGTCCGATCGCGGTAAGCGCAAGGTTGCAAATGTCAACTTGGCTTGCCATTATCCTCTCCCTACGATCTCAAAGACCTTATTGGAGCCGCCGAGGCTCTCGACCGTTTTCCAATGTTTCCCGATCTCGCGCTCCCACCACTCCCGCGGCTTGACCGTCAAGTGGAGGACCTCGTTGATATGCCGGCCCCAGGAGTCCGGCCGGCCGCTGATCGTGCAATAGAGGTTCCGGTGCATCCGTTCATATTTCAACCGTTCGTGATCCATGAATCCGTCGGTTCCCCCAGGAGCTCGCGGGTCCATCCGGAGAGGGCCCGGACCCGGTCCTGGAAAATGTAGGTCTGCGCGTTCTGCCACTCCTGGCGGACCGAGGTCGAGGCAAACTGCTTGCACTCGCGGCTCGGCGGATCGTAGAAGTGGCGCTTTCCGTCCAGGGGCGCCCCCGCGACGATGATCTGCGAATAGCCCAGGGCCAGGGCGACGGCGACCGCAAAGAGGGTGCTCGTGCCGGCCAGGGCCGAGCCCGTGATCGGCCAGAGGTAGTCACAGTTGGGGATCCGCGGGTCGCGGCTCGGACGATAGGCGTGCGTGTGAGTATGGTTCGCGTCGCATCCGTACTGTCCCCGGAGAAATCTCCAGAGCGGCGGCTCCTCCGCGTGAAGGGAAACCCCGTGATGGACGCGCTTCTTCCAATGGAGGATCATGTTGTTGACCGCGACGACCGAGCACTTCCGGGCCTCCGGGTCGAACCGCTCGAGGTCGTCCCAAATGGTCCACCCGGTCGCCATGACGACGGCCGGCCCGGAGTGATTCCCGGCGCAAGGAGGAGGGCTTTCGCCCTTCCCCCTTATGCCGTGGATCTCCCAAAAGGCGCCTTCCGGCGTCTTGTCGGGCTCCGGCCTGGCAAAAAGCATCTGCTTCAAGCCGGCCCTCCGCTTAGTTGGGGCAAGCGAGGAGGATGATCGTCTGGATCGTCCCGGTCATTTCCTCGGTCGCGGTCGTGAGGATGATGTCGGTATCGGCCGTGAACTTGTAGCCGACGCCCTCGGTCCCGCCTTCGTTGATCCGGCCGGCCGTGGTGATCTGCCCGGCCGTGGTGAACACGGTCGCGGCCAGGAAGCGGTCCGGATCGCCCGAGTCGCCGAGGATCAGGGTCCCCTGGCTCGTGAGGTCGTCGGCGATGACGAAGCCGATCACAAAGACCTCGTCCTTCTTGGCCTGGGCGACCTTGATCGTCGAACCGACGGCGAGGCTCGCGGCCTCGTAGCGGTCCATACAGACCCGGACCTTCCCCCGCCAATCGGCCCCGAGGAGCGAGTTGAGGACGGGAGAGGCCGCCTTCGTGAAATTGATACCCATAACTTCGGACATGGTTCATTTCCTCCTATGGAGCGGATCCGGGGATACCGGAGGATCCCCGGGTTAGCGGTTAACCTTCGTAAGCCTCGACCTCGACGACGCCCTTCTCATCCATGCGGACCGCGCCGATGCTCATGCCGGCATAGACCTGGGTCGCGTAGTTCTTGTCGGCCCTCTCGGATACCCGGGTCACGATGTCCGTCCCGACGCCGAGGAGCATCGAGTTCTTGCACCAGGCGAAACAGGACCGGACGCTCGAGGCGGTCGGGAGCCGCTCGGACCGGATGAATTTGAACCCGCAGAAGGTGTCGATCTCGCCCTTGACCAGGGCCTTGACCGTGTTGTAGTCGGCGGATTTGATCTCCGTGAGGTTGAGGAGCACGCCGAGTTGCTTCGCGTTGACCGCGAAGAAACGCTCCTCGCCCTCGTCGTTCTCGGCCGCGTCCAGGATCTCCTTGGCGGAGAGGATCTTCGCCAGGGTGAGCCCGGTCGAGGCGTGAGCGATCGAGTAGTAGGAGGCGTCGAAGGTGTAGCTCGAGGAGCCGTCCCGGCCGCCGTAGGCCGTGGCCATGAACGCCGTGATGATCTCGTCGTCGATCGAGCGGTTGAGGGCCGCGACGGCGTTGATCGCGTACATCGAGGTCGGGTCGGTAATCAGGGTCGGCTTGTCGAACTGGTCGATCAGGTCCGCCCAATCGTAGGGGAACTGAGCGACGCGCCGCCTTGCGTGGGGTGTCGAGATCAGCGGCGTGTCGGCGTGACGGCCTACGCGCTTCTGCGCGGCGGTCGCCGAGATCGCGTCGAAAAATCCGTATTCTCCCTGGACGCTCTCCTCGCGGACGCAAGGACGGAAGCGAGAGGGCTTCTGCTGTTGCAGTAAACGAATGTTGTCGTTGTACTGCTGAACCATTGCGGTCGTGACTTCGAAGCTCATGGAATGATCCTCCTCTGTGAAAGGGGTTGGTTTTTACTCGTTGAACCGTTCAAGATTTCTCTTTCGCGATTGCCCGAAACCGGATCGCATCAACCATCAACGCGGCCCGGATCCCCGAGAGGAGGATTGCCCGGATATGTGGGAGAGAGCAGCAGGCGGCTGTGCGCCCTGGGGCGTATCAGCCGCCCGACGAGATCACTTCATTGAGTCGCATCACTTCCTTCACGGCCTCGTCGTGCCGCGGGTGACGCTTGTTGAAGTACGCCTCGTTGAGCGGGTTTTGCTTGTTCGTTAAAATGTCCTGCTTCTTCACCTTCGCGTCGCCGGCGTTCATGTCGAAGCTCGGCCGCTCACCGCGCACCAGGGAGCTCTCGCGCATCGAGGCCCCGATCTGAGCCAGGAGCCCCGTAATCAGCGGGTCGTTTCCGTACTTCTCGGAGATCAGCGCGACCTCCTCCGGAGAGCCGCCAAAGGTCTTGAGGACGCGGTTGGCAACATCGACCATTTCGTCGGCCTTCGCCCCGAACCTCTCGCGCATGGCCGCGACGCCGGCCTCGTAGGCCTTCTCGCTGTCCGCGGAAAAGGCCTGGTAGTCCCGGAGGACCTCGCCCATGTGCCAATCAATGAGCTTCTGGACCTGGCCCGGAAGAAGCCCGATCTCGTGCGCCAGGGTCTTGAACCCCTTGAGGCGCTCCTCGTTGACCTGGATCCCCTTCGGGATCTTGTCCTCGCCCGGGAGCTTGACCTGATAGCCGTCGGGATCCTTCGGCCGGCCGAGCTTGTCAAAGACCTGGCTCCAATATTCCGGCGTGTCGTTCTTGCCGGCCGGCAGAGCGATCTTTTCGGCCCCGATCATGCTCTGTGCGGAAATGTAGCCCTTCACCAGGGAAGGGAAATCCTTGATGCTCGCGAGGCTCGGGTCCTGGGCGAGCTCGGCCGGGATCATCTCGCGCCAATTCGCGCCCTGGGCTGCGCCCTGGGCTCCTCCGCCCTGGGCGCCCTGCCCTTCGCCGCCTGGATTGCCCGGATTGCCGGATCCGTTACTCATGCTTTACGACCTCCTTGATGATGTTATTTTCCGCATCCTGGACCATGCCGAGGATGTAGAGGACGACGTTCCGCGAGCCCTCGAGGAAAAGCGCCTCCTGGGCATCGCCGCGATAGGTGGGATCCAAAAAGCAAAACTGATTCGCCAGGTCGTCCAGGACCATCTTGCCGGCGTCGCCGGCGAACGTGTCCCGGTAGGCCTGGGCGATCTGCTTCTGCCGGATCTCCGGGTCCTTGTGGAATTGCCCGATCCAGGTGAATATGCTCCGGATCCCCATCTTCACCCCCACCAGGCCCAGGCGATCAGCGCCCAAAGGACGACGCTCGCCAGGGCGCCCAGGAGAATTCCCCTGGCCGGCGCGAGATCCTCGTAGAGGTTACACTTGAGCACTTGCCTTCCCTCCTTGAATGACCTGGTCCAGGAGCGAGCCGTCCTCGACCTTCTTCTCGACCGGGACCGCGGCCGCCAGGTCCCTCATGCCTTGCTCCTGGGCCACCTTCTCGGCCGCCGCCTGGCGCTCCTCGCGGAGCTTCCGGACCTCGCTCTCGGGCCGGAGCCATTCCTGGGGCGTCCCGTACCGCTCGGCGACCCCGCGGTTGATCTTGTCCAGGTCGTAGACGTCCCAGGCGCTCTGATCCTGGGTCGCCTGGACCAGGGTCCCGGTGAACGTGAGCGCCCCCTGGGCCGCCTTCGTTTCGAAGGCCCTCATGGCCATGGCGAGCTTCGAGATATAGTCGACCTCGATCCCCTCGTCGCGGAGCTCCTCCGGGACCGGCGCCAGGTAGCCGGCGCGGTAGAGGATCCAGAACACCCGCGAGAGGAGCGGATCCTAGAGCTCGACCTGGAGGCGCCCCAGGGCCGGCCCCAGGAGCGCGAGTTTCTCCTCGGCGAGCTCGAGGACCTCCGTTGCCGTCATGTTCTTGTCGCGAGAGGCCAGGAGCGTGAACAGGTCGACGAAAAAGCAATCGTTGATCGCCTGGCGCCGTTGGTTCTCGTACTCGAGATTGACCTGGATCCGATCCGGGACGTAGAGCGGCCGCGGACCTTCCCCGGGACCGGGCTTGTAGTAGTTGAGCCCTCCGGGCGTGAGCCGCATCGGCGAGAGCCTCATTTCGTCAGGGACCAGGAGCGGCGGATCCGCGATCTTCTGCATGGCCTTGATATCGGTCTTGCTCATTTCGTTGAGCATCTTGATATCGGCCAGGGCGTCCATGCCGGGGCCGCGGCCGTTGATCTCCTCGGAGTCCCGGAGCCATCGCGGCGTCATGTAGGGCATCTCGAGATAGCCGCCGACCTCGAGGACGTTCTTCGATTCCCGCTCGATGTAGAGCGAGGCGATCGGCATATTCTCGCGGCCCCATTTGAGCCGGCGGAGCTTGCTTTGCTTGTCGTAAAAGAGCTCGACGTCCTGGCGCGGGAAAACCGCGTGGATGACGTCGTGCTTCTCGTCCGGGCTCTTTGTGGCCGCGTCCTGGATCTTCTTCGAGGCCTTCTTTCCCCAGGTCTGGACGATCTGCCGGACCGTGTAGGGCTCGAGGCGATAGACCGCGTCGACGACGCCCTCGGCGTTCTCGTCCAGGCAGACGCGGCCGATGTTGAACGTCACGAAGTTGAGCGGCCGCCGGGTCCCCTCCGTGACGAAGATGTTTCCCGTGCCGCACCACCCGAGATCGGTATAGACCTCGTGGATCCCCATCCCGAAATTCGAGGCGCTCAGCGCGTCGCGCATCCTCTGCGAGGTATCGCGGAGCCAGGCCTTGACGGCCGGCATCCGGGCCAGGGCCTTGTCATTCGTCGTGAGCTCGAACCAGGGCGCCCCCGGGCTCGTCATGTGGCCATAGAGGCCGTTGGCGAAGATCCGGAGGGCCTTCGTGGCCGTCCCGTCGAAGATCCTGGAGCTCCGTTTCGCGCCGAGGGTTCCCTGGGTCGTGACCGTGGCCTTGACCGGGATCATGTATTCCGCGATCTCCTGGATGTGGGCCTTGTAGGTCCCCCGATCGGCGTCGAGCTTCTCGAATCTCCGGACGATATCCTCGCCGCTGTTTTGCATCACTTCGCCCCCTTGTTTCGGCTACGGTTGTATTCGTTCCGACACTCCGGGTGTTCATGCGATCCGTTATACGTTTCCCTCATGTTTTCGGGATCGTCCCAGGCCTTGCAGAACGGGCACTTCCTTTTCCGAGGATCTCCGGTCGCCTCGTAGGCCCT